AAACGATTATGAGCCATCTTCTCTTGTGGGGAAATGCTTATGTACAGATCATAAGGAATGGGAAGGATGAAGTAGTGGGATTGTATCTTCTAATGCCAAATAAGATGACCGTGAACAGAGATGAACCCGGCCGTATTTATTATGAATATCAGTGGAGCAATGATGAGGCTCATACCATGAAGGGAACAACAGTGACACTGTCACCTCATGAAGTAATGCATATTCCGGGCTTGGGCTTTGACGGACTTGTTGGATACAGTCCTATTGCCATGGCCAAGAATGCAATCGGTCTATCTATGGCATGTGAAGAGTATGGCAGTAAGTTCTTCGCGAATGGAGCGGCTCCTGGTGGTGTGCTGGAGCATCCAGGCGTATTGAAGGATCCTGAAAGGGTAAGAGATAGCTGGGAGGCAGCTTTTGGTGGAAGCCAGAATGCGAACAAAGTAGCGGTGCTTGAAGAAGGTATGAAGTATGAACCTATATCAATCAATCCATCGGAAGCCCAGTTCTTGGAAACAAGGAAATTCCAGATTGACGAGATAGCGCGTATCTTCCGAGTGCCACCTCATATGATTGGTGACTTGGAACATGCAACATTCTCGAATATTGAGGAGCAGTCCTTGGAATTTGTGATTTATGTTCTCCAGCCATGGCTTAACAGAATAGAATCTGCGATCAGTCGCTCGTTGTTATCACCAGAAGAGAAGAAAACATACTTTGCACGATTCAATGTAGATGGTCTGCTAAGAGGAAACTATGCATCAAGAATGCAGGGTTATTCCATTGGTAGACAGAACGGATGGATGAGCACGAATGATATCCGAGAGCTTGAGAATCTAGACAAGATTCCTGCTGAAGAAGGTGGCGATCTTTATCTGATCAATGGCAATATGACAAAGCTCAAAGATGCGGGAAGTGCCTACACCACTGGTGCCTACAGTGCCAATGGCACCTCTAATGGTCAAGTAGAGAAGCAAGATTCAGAGGAACAGCAAAGTGCTGAACATAAATAAAGCATCAAGGATACAGGTATCAAGGATACAGAAGGGAGATAGTCGATGAATCGATTTTGGAAATGGGTAAAGAATAAAGCTAGAGAGCCAGACACGGGGAACACTCTCATGGAGAGAACCCTCATCTTGAATGGAACAATTGCAGAAGAGTCGTGGTTTGACGATGATGTCACTCCGGCTCTTTTTAAATCCGAACTTGATGAAGGAGAGGGAGATGTAACGGTCTGGATTAATAGTCCTGGTGGTGATTGCTTTGCGGCAGCTCAGATATACAACATGCTGACAAGCTATAAGGGCAAAGTAACTATCATGATTGATGGCTTAGCCGCATCAGCTGCTTCGGTCATTGCTATGGCAGGAGATAAGGTCATTATCAGTCCAGTTGGAATGCTGATGATTCATAATCCAGCAACAGAAGCCATGGGTGATAAGCAGGATATGGAGAAAGCTATCGATATGCTGGATGAAGTAAAGGACTCCATTATCAATGCATATGAATCAAAGACAGGTTTATCTAGAAATAAGCTCAGCAAGCTCATGGATGATGAAACGTGGATGGATGCCAGAAAAGCAATTGAACTGGGATTCGCGGATGAAATGCTAAGCAGAAACTCAGATGAAGATGATGAGGACAATATGTCACTTAGCGATGGTGTTCTATTCTCGAATAAACAGATGGCACGCACCTTTACAAACAAGGTTAGTGTGCACTTTGAGGGCCTTGTGGCGGCTGGAAATGCCGGTGGCAAACAAACACCCGCAGAGCAGGAAGACCCCGCACACGTCGCAAACGTCAATGACGCAGGTGTTGATAACACAGGTGTTGATGACACAGTTGTCAATGACGCAGGTGTCGATAACACAGGTAGCAAGGTTTCTGATAGCCCATATAACGTAGCGAAGCTACAGAGACGTTTGGATTTATTGCATTCAATCATGTAAGGAGGAAAGAAATCATGATGATACAGGATTTAATAACAAAGAGAGCAAAGGCATGGGAAGCAGCGAAAGACTTCCTGGATTCACACCGCAATGATAAGGGCGTATTAACCGATGAAGATGGTGAGACATATGACCGTATGGAGAAGGATGTCACCGATCTGACAAAGGAAATTGAAAGAATGAATCGACAGAGAGCGATTGAGGATGAACTGGCTAAACCAATGGATAAACCTCTCACCCAGAACCCAATGAGTAAAGAAGACACGATGAAGACTGGACGCGCATCTAAGCAGTATGCCAAAGATATGGTTGTTGCGATGCGTTCTAACTTCCATCAGGTTTCGGATGTACTGCAGGAAGGTGTAGATGCAGATGGTGGTTATCTGGTTCCGGAAGAGTGGGATGCCCGTCTGATTGAAACACTGGATGAAGAGAATATTATGAGAGGATTAGCAACAAAGATTACTACCTCTGGTGAGCATAAGATCAACATTGCTGGCTCTAAACCGGCTGCAGCTTGGATTGAAGAAGGCGGTGCGCTGACATTTGGTGATGCGAAATTTGATCAGAAGTTCCTGGATGCTCATAAGCTTCATGTTGCAGTGAAGATCACAGAAGAGCTTCTCTATGACAGTATGTTCGACCTGGTGTCCTACATTACCAACGCCTTCGGCAAGGCTATCGGCAATGCAGAAGAGGACGCCTTTTTAAATGGAGATGGGACAGGTAAGCCTACTGGTATCTTTGATGCTACAAAGGGTGGTGTAACAGGTATTACTCTGACTGGCACGAAGCTGACCACAGATGATGTACTCACGCTGATCTATGCACTGAAGAGACCATATCGTAAGAATGCGTCATTCATTCTGAATGATCAGACCCTCGCGTCTATCCGTAAATTGAAGGATAACAACGGTGCTTATATCTGGCAGCCATCTTATCAGGCAGGAGAACCGGATAGAATCTGTGGCTATTCAGCCCACACATCTTCCTATGTTCCTCTTCTTGAAGCAGGTAAACCGGTTATGGCCTTCGGGGATTACAGCTATTACAACATCGGAGACCGTGGTACTCGTTCATTCCAAGAGCTGAGAGAGCTGTTTGCAGGCAATGGAATGATTGGGTATGTCGCAAAGGAAAGAGTAGATGGACTGCTTGTACTTCCAGAAGCAGTGCAGATTATGAGAGCTGCAGCAGCTTGATTCAAGCCAGCCTGATCCAGGTAAGCCTGAAGGCTAATAGTGGGGCAGGTAAGAAGATGAGGAGAACGTATGGTAAGCCTTGAAGAAGCGAAGAGGTATCTAAGAGTTGATTCTAATGAAGAAGATGACGTTATTACTGAAGAACTGGAAGCAGCTAAGAAGATAGTGGCTTCTATTTTAAGGAAGGACGCCATTGACGACAGTGATGATTCTTTGACGATGATAGCAGTACTGTACGCTATTGCTTATTTGAATGAGCATAGAGAAGAAGCAGATCATCATGATCTAGCAATTACTCTGCGAAATCTGCTGTTTGGAGAAAGAGAAGCGATGTTCCGATGAATATAGCAGGAATGAATATCCGCATTACCTTCCAGAAGAATGGAATTACTGTTGATGCGATCGGAAACCATATTGCTGGTTGGACTGATTTTTATACCTGCTGGGCCACTCCGGTACAGAGTGGTGGAGATGAGAATGAGGATGCTGGAACTACCAATAGTGTCAACAGCCAGGACTTCACGATTCGCTATTGCAAGAAGCTAGCAGAACTAGACAGTACCAAGCTCCGAATCATCCTGAATGGAGATATCTATAACATCACATCTATTGACCAGATGGGCTATCACAAGAGAAGCCTGAAGTTTCATTGTGAGAAGGTGAAGCGATGAAGATCAAAGCAGAGCAGCTTGCAGATACGATCAATCATGAACTGAGCAGCTATGTGGAAGATGCACAGGATGTCATGAAGGACGCTGTTCTGGATGCTGGAAAAGAAGCAGTGAAAGAACTGAAGGAAAAGTCACCGAAGAGAACAGGCCGGTATGCAAAAAGCTGGGCGGTTAAGAAGGTGAAAGAATCAACCACGGAACTGGATACGGTTGTTCATTCCCGTAAGTTATATGGTTTAACGCATCTGCTGGAGAATGGGCATGCCAAAAGAGGCGGTGGCAGGGTGCAGGGCATTTCTCACATTAAACCCGTGGAAGAGAATGTGACAAGCAAACTGGAGAAGGATATCAGGCATGGTCTGCAGGGTAAACACTGAGGAGGGATTGAAGTGATTGTTGAATTACTGAATGAACTTGGACTTCCCTTTGCTTATGATCACTTTGCTGAAGGAGAAAGCCCTGACCCACCATTCGTTTGTTATCGTTATCCAAATACAGATAACTTTGGAGCAGATGGAAGCGTGTATCTGGATGTAAATGTAGTTGATGTAGAACTCTACACTAACTATAAAGAACCAGATACAGAGAAGAAGGTAGAAGACATATTGAAAAAATATGGAATCTACTATGAAAAGAATGAGACCTACATTGAGTCTGAAAAGCTCTATGAGGTCCTTTTTGAATTTGAGGAGGTAGCATAAATGGCTAACAAAAAGAACAAAGTCAAATTCAACTTGAAGAATGTGCATTACGCCATAGCGACAATAGCCGAAGACGGTACAGCTACATTTGCAGATCCAGTAACTTGGCCTGGAGCAGTATCGCTGTCTATGGATGCACAGGGAGATCAGAAGATATTCTGGGCTGATGGAATTCAGTACTATGTCACGAATGCGAATAGTGGATATAGTGGTGACTTCGAATCAGCTATGGTACCGGAAACCTTCAGAGAGACAGTGCTTGGAGAAGTAAAGGATGGCAGCGGTGTGCTTGTTGAAGACGCTGATGCACAGCCTATTCACTTTGCATTGCTGTTCGAGTTTGATGGAGACGTAAATGAGATTCGTCATGTTATGTATAACTGTACGGCCAAGAGGCCATCTGTCGCGTCTGCTACAAAGGAAGATACGATTGAAGTACAGACAGAGACCATGACGATCACAGCGACCAGTATTAAGGACGCAACCCTAGGCAAGAATGTTGTAAAGGCAAGAACCAGTGCGGATACATCGGAAACTGCTTATACAGGTTGGTTCACAAAGGTCTATGTTCCAACTGCTATTTCGTCAACAACGACGGGATAACAACAAGCCAGGGAGTACTATCGGTATTGGTAGGCTTCTTGGTATTACATGAAAGGAAGAATGTATGTATAAAGAGATAAATTTGAAGTGCCTTGATGGTACACAGCCATTCAAGTTTTTAGCAACAGGAACCACAGCATATCGATTCAAACAGGTGTTTCATCAGGATTTGATGATACTCTTGAATAAGATGGAAAAAGACCAGGATGATCAGACTGATATGACAGTCGGAGACAAGCTGGCCTTTATCATGAATGCCCAGGCGGAAGGCAAAGAAATGAAGGAATTGAATATCGAGTCATTCCTGGAATGGGCTGATCAGTTCGATGGAGCAGAGCTGTTCATGCACATGCAGGAGTTTGTAATAATGTATATTGGCTCAAGAAAGACTACTTCCGTACCAAAAAAAGGAACCGCCCAACTGAAAGAGAAGTAAATACTGCGGTATTTATGCTGCGAGCTAAGCAGCTGGGCTTAACATTGTCAGAGCTTGATGAGATGGAAGAAGGGGCAGTTATGGATATGATTATCGAATCTGCCAATGATCTCCATGATGACGAATACAGCCAAGTCGCAACACAGAATGATTTCGATGCATTCTAAAAAAGCATAAGTGGATTGCTTACGACTTTGCACAGTATTGCATTTATATTAGATTGTTCTATATTCCTTCATTAGAATGGATGTTTTTTCAGCGGATATTTAATCCATTTCGAGATAGTACTTGCATTTATCGAGATCATTCTGAATGGCTGTAGCATTTGTATTTCCGGCCATCTCACGGAAAGTATCGTCTTTTATAATATCAGATTGAAGTCCACCAATATAAATGGACAAACTAAGAAGAGTTGTATTGTTGCTATAATCAATTCCGTCTGCCATATCAAAAGCTCTAGAAGTATTCTTTTCCCATTCATCATAAGTAATTTCATTATTATTATACTTTTCTGATTCTTCAACACACTTTACAGCAGCGTTATACTCCGATTCAGTTATCCCGTTAAGACTTTCAGGAATACCTTTTTTACAACCGACAAGACCGAATGTAAGCATAAAAGCCATAAATAAAGCAACTACTTTTTTCATAATTTTTCTCCCCCAAATATCTTATAAGTATTCTACTCTTGGAATTTAGAAATGAGAATTCAAATGTTAACTCCGACATTTTATTACACAGCTGATTTAATTAGTGTTTGGCAAATATAATCAATACATTGATATTGAAAAAGAAATTTCACCTGAAGATATCTATGAAATGATCAATTATGCCAAAGAATAAAAATGCCGATTGCAATAATAATGATTTCTATGAGCCAAGTAATGTAATCGATTATTTTCCCGTCTTCATCTAATTCTTGTGTGAAAAGATCTTTCAAAAACCAAAAAGGAGTACCAACGATGCCTAATATCTCCTCGGCAACGTGTCCGAATATGATAACAAGGATACTATCTGAATCAAAAAGCAATCCTTCGCCATCATCGACATATTTTGTGTAAAATGCACCAATTATTGCAATTGGAATGTATAAAACGCTTGACCAAAAAAGGTAAAATTCAAAATATGTAATGAAGTTTGTTGCATGAAATGCGCCATAATACAAAGCTGAGAAACTTAATTTGTTTTTTATAAGGCACACAATTGTTACTACTAGTCCATAAAATGATATTTCATGGATTTTTCCAACTATTGACATAAAC